GATCAGCATACCTGTGCCCTCGTCGATCTCCCAGCCAAGCATTTCGGCAAGAACATCGTCCGGCACCAGGGTCAGCTCCAGCGTGCCGCTGTAGCCGTTGTTGGTGTACCTGCTGTAGTACTTGCGATTGTCGGCATAAAATGCCGTCTCGCCACCTTCCGGATTCATGGCCAAGTTGACTGCTCCCGGAATCGCCTGGGGGGTTTCATACCCGTCGGCACCCTTGAACGCGATGTGGACCTCCTCAAGACCAAATTTCACTTTGTTCGCCATCTCGTTAACCTCCTATTAGTTGAATGTCGTACGCAGTAAGGAACATATTCTCAGAACCAATAAAGCCCGGCGAGGACTTCCTGTAGGGAATCCGCTGGGCTTTGAGCCAATTCTCGACTTTTCTCTCAGTAGTCGGGTCTTTCAGCGCAGTATAGAGCTCCAATCGGTAGCTGCCTATATCGAAGTAGTTGTGGTTATCCGCTATCAAATCGTCGTTTTCCGTATGCGTAATCAGTGTGTACGGCAGGGCCGGCGCTCGAGACCACTTGTGATAGCTGCAGGGCAACCCTATACTCTCCATGCCTGCCATAATATCCAAGTAGGTCACAGCTAACCACCCCTCCCCAGAATCTGCGCGATTTTTCTCTCCAGCTGCGAAACGTGACGCTCTTCAGCAGGCTTGATGTGCGGCCTACCTTCCACCCTCCCGCCTCCGCGTTTAGCATGACCGTGTTCCAAGAGGTGGGTGAGCTGGGGCTTTTTCTTGTTGTAAACTACATATCTCCCTGGGCCCTCTTTCTTAGCTGTCCAGCCTTTGGCGTACTCGCCTGTTTTCTTGGGCGATATCTCCCGGAGGTCAGTGACCAGAGCCTGTGCGGTCTCCTTCACCGCTTCTTCGATAGCTACCCCTACCTCTCCCGTGTAGGTTTTCACAGCAAGGACTATTTCGCCGGCCAAGTCATCTACTTTGATCACGTCAGCCATTACCACCACTCTCCTCGCACGTTAGCTTGATCCATGTGTCTCCGGGCAGTTGGTCAACACGTTTGATAGTGTATACTCGGCCAAAGTGCTGGGTCGGAGTGCCCTCCATCAACACCGGCTGGTTGATACCTACAAACCCGACCTCCATTTCACCGCGTGTGATATGGGTTTCCACAATACGATAATCGGCGAGGTTAAAGATGAGGTCATCCAAAAACGGCGCCCGTCGAAGCTCGAAGATGACAGTGTTCTCTTCACCAACTGCTTTGGCAGCGTAGTACCGCTCACCCCACAGCGTCTGTAAGTTGGCCCAGACCGTCTGCCAGTCTTGCCACTCTTCGACCTGATTGCCCCATGAGTCTTTCGTCACACTCCGCTTTTGGATCACTATCCGGCGCCGCAGAGTCTTGCCCAGCTCCCCCATCTTAGCGCGGTACGCCTGCTTCCTAAGCCCCTCCATCGGTGCTCACCTCTTCTACGGCCACCTGCAGCTGAAGGCGGAGAATTTCTCGGACGAAGTTCTGCTCGAAGTACTCCAGCGCGTTGTTGTAGTCATATCGGCAGCGCGCAAGCAAGAGGTCTTGAGCAGGACCAGGCTTTTCATAATCGAGTTCAGCACCCATCAGCTTGTTTAGGCTTGCTTTTGCTCGCTCGATCATGTTAATAAACCTAACATCTTCGTCATCCCAGGTGATTCGCAGTTCTTCTTTGACCAGCCCAAGCAGCATCTAATCACCCGCTTTCTGCTCGGGTTCCTCGCCAGAAGATTTGGGGACGGCCTCGGCAAAACCGTCCCCCAGGTTCTTCTTGATTTCGGCTAACCTTTTCTTGGTAACCTCGATTATCTGGCCCCTCCTGTAGCGCTCACCTGTATGAATGTCTCGGAAAGGCTTCAGGACTCTTACCTTCATCCTCGCTCACCTTATCCCTCGGGCTCGTAGGTTACGACCAGAACGTACATCTCCACCACATTGCCGTTGGTCACAGTGATGATTATAACGTTCCGACCCTCCTCCCAAGCCTGCGTGCTGCTGAGATCGGTCGGGTCGCCGTTGAGGGTCGCTTCAATCACAGCGTTCGGGTCCGTGGCAGTAGCGGTAACCAGGTCGGCCACATTATCAGTCTCAGCAGTATAGTAGTGAATGTTTTTGTCAAAGGCCGGGCTGATATCGATGTTGCCGTTTGCTACCTTGAGG